TAGATAAAGATTGTTTAATAAGAATGTACAATACTATTAAAAATGGTTAAAGATTTTTCTAATCAATTTCTTTTCATCTCAGTACCTAAAACAGGGTGTACTTCTATAGAAAAAATGTTAAATGGGGATTTATTTAATGATCCTAATCGTCCCGAAAACCATGATAAACATAGCTATATATCTACTATTAAAAAAGATTACCATAATGATAATTGGGATGAAGTATGGAAATGTGGGTTTGTTAGGAATCCTTATGATAGGGCTATAAGTTGGTGGAGTTATTTAACTCAACATTTATATACCTGGTTAGATGATTCATGTCAAAATGAAAAAGATAGAGATAGATTTGGATGTGGAAAAAATAATACTTTTTTAAAGTTTTGTAAAAATGTTCCTTGGTGGGTTTGGACTAACTGTCATAAATGGTTAGAAGATGAGAATGGTAATTTAATGGTTGATTTTATTGGAAGATATGAGGAATTTGATAAAGGAGTAGAAACAATATATAACCATTTAAACCTTCCCCTTCCCGAAATAAAAAAAATAAACTCAAGCAAACACAAACACTACTCAGAATATTATTGTGATGAGTCTTTTGAAATAGTAACAAACCATAATAAAAGAGATTTAGAAATATTTAATTATAAATTCGAAAACAAAAAATAAAAAAATGAATAATCAACAACAACCCAACATCGACCTTACAAACACCACCTCAGTAGAGGGATTTGACGGAGGTAAATTATTTGGACAAGCTTTTGTCTTAAGAAAAGTAAGTAAATTTGTAGTAGGAGGAACAGAAGATGCTCTTTTACCTATACCAGTATTTTATGATATAGAAACAAAGAAAATTATAACTGATTCATTACCTAAAGAATTAAGAGAAGAATATGAAGATATTTCTATTTAATGGATGTATTAATAATTAAAAATAAAGAATATGAAATTTTAGAAGAAAAAACAACTTCTAAATATAGAAAAGCTTATCGTCTTAGGGATCTAGATGACGATAAGTTATATTCTTTACTTATTGAAGATTATAGGGAAGCTGATTTTGTAATAGATGGTAAACTTACTTCTACCATCAACAAAATAGGAACCAGCCCCCTTTATTCAATCAAACACCCAGAAAATATTGGGTTTAAGACTATAAAATCCAAAAAGAAACTCCCTAAAATTTTTAGAATTTTTAATTCATCTGGAAGTGTTAGTAGGAAAAGACACTTTTTAAAAACTGTTACTTGGAGAATAGTTGGGACTTTAGATACTATTTTATTATCTTATATAATAACTGGGAGTGTAAAAATAGGGTTTACTATAGGTTCAGTAGAACTATTTACTAAAATGTTTTTATACTACCTCCATGAAAGGTTATGGTTTAGATTTTCAAGGTATGGAATTAAAAAATAAAACAAAAAACATATTTGATTGGTTACAACATATAACTCTATATAAAACACCAAGTACAGAGTTTACGGATAACGATTGGGAAAATTTTAATTCATATATGGTACATAGATTTATAAGTATGAGCCCATATTATGTTGAAATCGCTGATTTAGCACAAGGTTTAATGCCTAATAATAAGAAAGAAATATACAACTTTTATAAAGAAATGATCCCAAAACGTAAAGTCTGGTTACAATACATTAAAACCAAAAATAAAGAGATAAACAAAGAATTAATTTCCCACATAGCTTCTTACTATGAGGTTGGATTCCGTGAAGCTCGTTCGTATATTAATGTAATAACAGATGAAGAAATGCCTATTATCCTAGGAGAAATGGGGCTAGAAAATAAAGAAATAAAAAAGTTATTGAAGTGAAAGACAAATTTACAAGTGAATTAGAAGAATATAGAGAACAATTATTTCAAGATTCCCAATCTAATGTAAATCACCCAACACATTATAATAATGGAATAGAAATGTGGGATTATGCTTATTCCCATGATTTAGATTTTTTTGAAGGTAACATTGTAAAATATGTTACAAGGTGGAAACATAAAAATGGAGTAGAAGATCTGAAAAAAGCAAAACAATATCTAGATAAGCTTATAGAGCTCAAAAATGGCTAAAATTCCTACTATAGTAAAGGAGATCCAACAAACTACTCCTACCGAGGTAAATTATGCTTACCAAAAGAATATTTCATATTCCCAATATTCTATGTGGAAGAAATGCCCTAAACAATGGGCTCTACAGTATAGAGATGGTCATAAAGTATATTCCCCAAGTGTTCATACGGTATTTGGAAAAGCCTTACACGAAGCGTTTCAACATTACATTCAAGTAATGTATGATAAAAGTGGAGCAGCAGCTGATAGAGAAGATATAAATGAAATTCTAAAAGATAAAATTAGAGAACATTATCAGGATGAATATAAGAAAAACAAAAAACAACATTTTTCAAATCCAGGTGAATTAAGTGAATTTTATCAAGATGGGGTAGAAATTTTAAATTACTTAAAAAAACATAGAGGCAAATATTTTTCAAAACGAGGTTGGCATTTAGTAGGAATTGAAACTCCCATATTAATACCTCCTGTAAAATACAATCCTAACGTTTTATTCATGGGGTATCTTGATATTGTCATGTATAATGAAAGATTAAACAAATTTAAAATAATAGATATTAAAACCTCTACTAATGGTTGGAAATTGAATTATGTAAAAAATGATGAAGATAAACAATTCCAACTTATATTATACAAAAAATTCTTTGCAGAACAGTTTGATGTACCTAAGGAAAATATAGATATTGAATTTTTTATAACAAGAAGGAAAGTTTATACTGATGGAGATTACCCACAAAAACGCTTTCAAATGTATTCTCCCCCTTCAGGTAAAATTAAAATGAGTAGAGCAACTAAAGCATTAGAAGAATTTATGGGTGAATGTTTTACTCAAAATGAGTATACAACTGAGGAAATGTTACCAAACCCATCTAAGTGGAATTGTGGTTTTTGTCCTTACAAAAATGATAAAAAACTATGTAATGTAGGTGTATCTCTTTAAAATTTGCATATATGTATATAATATTAATTAAATAAATAAAAATGACTGAAAAGAAAAAAATGACCTTAACTAGTGTAAAAGTTAAAAGTGATTTATTTGAAAATTTCAAAATTGAATGTGTGAAAAGGAAATTTTCCTTCCAAAAACTTGCCGATCGTGCAATTTATTTGTATCTTACGGATGAGGAATTTAGAAAACAAATTAATAATCAAACCAACCTAGATTTATAATTAAAAAAATATGAATAAAAGTTTTAAATATCTTCCACCTAGTGAAAGAAAAAAAATACTCCTAATATGTGATGATATAAGAGTTCCATCAGGAGTAGCTACAGTTGCGAAAGAAATAGTTGTACACACTTGCCAACATTTTAATTGGGTTCAAATAGCAGGAGCTATCAAACACCCAGATAAAGGGAAAAGATTTGACATAAGTCAGGACACAAATAAAGAATCTGGTATAGATGATTCTAGTGTCTTTTTATACCCTACTGATGGGTATGGAAATCCTGATATGGTAAGACAACTAATTAAAGCAGAAAAACCTGATGCTATTTTTATAGTTACAGACCCTAGATATTTTATGTGGTTATTTGAAATGGAGGGAGAAATTAGAAAACAAATTCCTATTGTTTATCTTAACATTTGGGATGATTATCCTGCTCCTTTATATAATAAAGCATTTTATGAGTCATGTGATGCTTTGTTAGGAATTTCAAAACAAACTGTAAACATAAACAAAATTGTTTTAGGGGATAAAGTTAAGAATAAGATTATAGAATATGTGCCTCATGGGTTAAATCATAATAAATATTTTCCAATACCTCCCCAATCAGAAGAATTAGAAAATTTTAAAACCAAAGTATTCAAAGATCAGGAAGTTGATTTTATGTTATTTTTTAACTCCAGAAATATTAGAAGAAAACAAATCCCAGATACAATGTTTGCTTTTAAAATATTTTTAGATTCTTTACCTAAAGAAAAAGCTGAGAAATGTGTTTTTGTATTACATACAGAAATTTCCCATGAAGCGGGTACAGATTTAAAAGCAGTTGAAGAGTTATTATTTTCAAAACAATACCCAAATGCTATAAAATTTTCAACTAATAAACTTCCAATAGAAGATTTAAATAGATTATATAATATAGCAGATGCCCAAATTTTATTAACTTCAAACGAAGGGTGGGGATTAACATTAACTGAAGCTATGCTAGCAGGTACTCCTATTATAGCAAATGTAACAGGAGGAATGCAAGACCAAATGAGATTTGTGGATGAAAATGGAGACTGGTTTGAACCAACCCCAGAACTTCCTTCAAACCATACAGGTAAATATAAAGAACATGGGGAATGGGCCTTTCCCGTTTACCCAACAAATAGATCAAT